ATAACTCTGTAAGAACAATAGATAGGAACATCTTAGGAATAAGATAGGAAGGAGGATTAATGACTGTAGAAGATTTAAAAGAAGCTCTTGAAGCTTTTATTAAAAATGAATTACCAGAACTACAAAAAATGGAAGATTATTATAGTGGAAAACATAATATTTTAAATAAGAAAGATAGAAGTGATAAGAAAAAAGATACTAAGTTAATTAATAATTATCCTGAATACATAACAACCATTGCAACAGCATATTTTTTAGGAAAGCCAATAGCTTATGCTTTACAAGATGATAAATTAAAAAAAGATTTTGAAAAATTATCTGAATATTTGGCAACTGAAGAAGAACAACAAGAAAATTTTGAACATGCTTCAAATTTGAGTGTGTTTGGAAAGTCTTATGAACTTTGGTATAAAAATGTGGATAATACTATTGGAAATGTAGTTGTAGACCCAAGAGATTGTTTTATTTTAAGAGATAACACTGTAAAAAAAGAAATAATTGCAGCAGTTAGATGGGATAAAACTAAAAATAAAGAAGATAAATGGGTTTATACATTGGAAGTTTATGATAGTACATCAGTTACTACTTACGAATATATATCTGATATTGATAAAAAAGAAGTCCCAACTGTAAAAGGAGAATCTAAATTACACGGATTTAATCAAGTCCCAATCATAGAGTTCTTAAACAATAAGAGAGCAAATGGAGATTTTAAAAATGTAATTTCTTTGATAGATGGATACAACGAAGCTACTTCAACTGCTATTGATGATATGAAAGATTTTACAGATGCTTTCTTAGTTTTAGTCAATATGGGTGGAACTACTGATGAAGAACTAGAAAGAATGAATAAAAATAAAACTATGCTTATTAATGAGCAAGGAGATGCTAAATGGCTTGTTAAACAAGTTAATGATAGTTATGCTCAAAATAACAAAAACAGATTAAATCAAGATATCCATAAATTTTCTATGATACCCGATATGCAAGACAAAGAGTTTTCAGGTAATAGTTCAGGAGTTGCACTTGGATATAAACTTTTAGCATTAGAGCAATTAGCAGCACAGAAAGAAATGTATTTTAAAAAGGCAATTAATCAAAGATTACAACTTATGATAGATTTTCACAACTTAAAAATAAAAGCTACTGATATTCAAAAAGTATTTACTAGAAATGTTCCTAAAAATCTTGTTGAAGCAGCAGATACAGCTCAAAAGTTACAAGGAATAGTATCACATGAAACTATTTTATCTACTTTGCCTTTTATAGAAGATGCAAAAGTAGAGCTTGAAAAAATAAAAGCCGAAGAAGATATTAATGTAATGAAAGATATGAATACTCCAATTGGAGTTGGTGCTGATGGATCAAAAGAATAGAGATTATTGGGAAGAAAGACAAGTTAAAAGAGAGGCTAAGGCATTCACTACAATACAAGATATTGAAAAAGAATATAAGATTGCACTTGAAAAAGCCAAGCAGGATATAAATAAAGAGATTTCTAGAATAACCACAACTTATATGAATGATAATATTCTAAATTATAATGAAGCTTTGAAACTTTTAAAAGGTGATGATTATAAAGTTTGGAAAAAAGATTTACATGATTATATAAAAGAATATAAGAATCTTTTAAAAACAGCACCGTTAGATGCACAGAAATTATATTTAGAAATTGAAACATTATCTGCTAAAAGTAGAATTAGTCATTTGGATAGTCTTAAAGCTCAAATAGATATGGAATTTACAAAGTTGATATTTGGAGTTGAAGAAACTGGAAAAAATGCTTTAAATTCTGTTTATAGAGATACTTTCATAGAGGTAACAAAAGATTTGGGTATTAATGCTATTGTAAGTAGAGATAAAATAAAAACAGTTTTAGACAAGCCTTGGAGTGGAGCAAACTTTTCTGAAAGGCTTTGGACTAATACTGATAAACTAGCTCAAACAGTTAAACAAGAAATAGTAAATGGAATGATACAAGGGATTAATTTAAAAACTATGACTAAAAGAGTTTCTGAAAGATTTGAAACAGCTAAAAAGAATGATGTTGAAAGACTTCTAAGAACTGAAGTTAATTATGTTCTGAATCAAGCTACGCTGGATGGATATAAGGAAGCTGGGATAGAAAAATATGAGTTTAGTGCTACATTAGACAGCAGGACCAGTCAAATTTGTTCAGAGTTACATGGTGAAGTATTTGAGATTAAAAAGATTGCAGTTGGGCTTAATTATCCACCAATGCATCCAAGATGTAGAAGTACAACAATACCTATTATTGATTACGAAAGTTTAATCAAGCAAGGTAGAGAAGAGATTGAAGAAAAAGATACTGAAAATAATGATAAAGAGGAATTGACAAATAATGAAAATAGGAGTATAACTAAAGAACCAGTACCTAATACATTTACAATGGCATGGGCTCAAAATGATAAAGTAGAGTATAATGAGGTTAAAAAACTACAAAAAGAATTAACAACTGAAGAAATAGTTAAAAAATTAGGTGGAGGAGACCAAACAAAAGGTTCTTGTTCTTCTCTAGCATTTGCTTATATAGGAAATAGAAATGGGTATGATGTTTTAGATTTTAGAGGCGGTATATCTACAGAAATTTTTGCCACAACAAGAAACATAGTTGAAATTGCTAATTTAGATGGTATTGAAAGTAAAGTTATAAAAAGGGCAAATGATTACAATGCTGTTAAAGAGTTACTTACTTTTGTAGAAGAAAAAAAAGAATATTATCTAGAAACAGGTAAACATGCGGCGATAATAAGAATAGGGAATAGAGGTTTTGAATATTTAGAGTTGCAGTCAGAAACAGAAAATGGCTTTAAAAAATTAGATAGTTCTGTTTTAAAAACTAGATTTGGATGTCAAACTTCTTATTCAGTTGGTGGTATAAAATTTGAAAAATCAAATGTTTTAATAGAAGTAGATTCTTGCAAAAATAGTGAGGAATTTAAAAACCTATTAGGTTACATAAATACAGCTAAAGATAAACAAAATAAAGGAGAAGGTGGATATGCTAAGTGATTTTTATAAGAAAAATAAAAATGATAGAGTATGGTGGATAGATGATTTAGATTCTGTTGGTAAACACATGTTTAGTTTTGATAAAATAAAAATCTTTAATTTATTTGCAGATTATCCACACAACTTAACACCAGAACAAAAAGAAATTTTTGATAAAGAAAACCCTTACTGGAAAGATTTTTTTAAAGAAAGAACTAAATAAAATAATTAAACCAAGAGCACTTAGCTAAAAACTAGGTGCCTTTTTTATTGCAAAGAAAGGAGGTATAAAGATAAATATTGTCGTACTGGAGGACATAAAACACCTGGATAGAAATATAGTCATACAGGACTTTAAACAGGAGGATAAAATGAAAAAATATGAAACACTATTAGAAAAAGGAATTAATATTCAACAATTTGCAGAATCAGGAGAACCAAAAACATTTACTCAAGAAGAAGTAGATGAAATGATTAACAAAAGATTTGCAAGAATGAAAGCAGACTTTGAAAAAGAAAAAAAAGAGCTTGAAAGAAAGCATAATGAGTCTATTGAAGATTATGAAGAAAGAATCAAAAATGCTAATCTTACTGCAGAAGAAAAGCACAAAAAAGAAATTGATAAAATTCAAAAAGATTTAGATGCAAAGAATGCTGAACTTACAAAGATTAAGACAGATGAAATAAAAAGAACTACATTAGCAAAATATAAAATGCCAGATAAATTTTTAGATAGAATTTCTGGAGCTAATGAAGAAGAAATAGAAGCATCTGTAAAAGGTTTTGCAGAAGTAATGGGAGAATATGTAAAAGGACTTGGTGCTAGTGGTGTACCAGGTGCAATGAATGGTGGAAGTAATGGCGGAGCTGATAAAAAGGCTCAATTAGAAGATTTAAGAAAAAAAGCTTTTGAAAGTGGTTCTGATATAGACAGAGCTAATTATGTAAGAGCAAAGCAAGAATTAAAAGCAGAAAATGCAGGAGGTAATTAATAATGAAACACTATAAAACACTTTTAGAAATGACTGGATTAAATATCCAATTATTTGCAGCACCACAAACAGATATTAAAATTCGTTCAGGAAGTCAATCAATTTCAAATGACATTTCTGATGAATTAACATTGATAAATCCAAATACATCTCAAATAATTTCTCATATTTTAAGAGGTGGAAGAATTGGAACAGCCACATCTACTACTATTGAATGGATTGATACTTATGAAAGAAAAGTAACATCTAGTTTAAAAGTAGCTTTAAATGCAGGAGCAACTGAAATACAAGTTGTTGATGCTGATATATTAGTTAAAGACGCTTTGTTATCTATTGATGATGAAATAGTAAAAATAACAGAAGTAAAAACAGACAATAAAGCAGATGTTACAAGAGGATATGCTGGAACAACATCTACTGCTGGAAATATAGCGGCAAATACAATAGTTCAAAGTTTAGGAATAGAAATAGAAGAAGGTGGAAAATTAAAGCCATCTACTGTTAGACTATCTAAACACATAACAAATATCACAGGTATTATATATGATACATATGATATTACTGAAACTATGAAACATCTCAACCCACAAGGACAAGGTGGTTTAACTGCTAGAGAAATAGAATCTCAAAAGAAAAAAGATGAATTACTAGGAACTATGGAAAATAAACTATTAAATGGAATTAAATACATTAATGGAGATTTAAGACATTCAGCAGGAATTAAATCTTTAATTAAAGAGCATGGAATAGTTTTAGATGCTGGAAATCAACCCTTCTCAATAGATTTATTGACTACTGCTGTAAAAGCAATAGTTGACAAGGGAAATCCTGGAGCAGCTGATTTACAAAGTGGAAAATACTTTGTTTGTGTACCTTGGACTATTGGAGTTCAAATTAATAAAATGAATAAGGACATTGCTAGAACAGATATAACTGAAAAAGTAACTGGTTCTAAAATAACTGAAATAGTTACAAATGCAGGTGTTGTATCTGTATTCCCTGCTATGTCTTTGGCTCCAAATGAATTTTTATTAATTAACTTAAATGAAGTAAGTTTAGAACAACTTTACCCAATAAAAGAGGAATTAGCTGCAAAGACACGTTTAGCAGATACATATTTTTTCCATGGGGAATATGCTCATAAAATAAGGAAATTACCATTCCAAGTACATGTTAAAAATGTAAAAATATCATAGGAGGTAGTAATGGCAAAAGATAATAAAAAACAAAATGAAGAAGTGATTGGAGAATTAAATGGAGCAGTAGAAGAAACTACTACTGAAGAAGCAAAAGAAACAACTTTTAAATCTAGTTATAAAAATTTAATTATAGCTGGAACTTCTATACAGTTCAAAGATGGAGTTTACTCAACATCTGATGAAACAGAAATAGAAGTATTGAGAAATAATAACCTTGTGACTGAGGCAGGAGAATAAAAACTCCTGCTTTTTTCGTATTAGGAGGTTAGACATGGAAGAAATTTACAACAAAATAATTGAAAAAGTGAAAGAATTAATAAATATTAGCAACGAAACTAGGTTGAAAATTCAAGTAACTATTTTAGTTAGAAAATCTTTAAATTTTATGAATAGAGATGATTTTCCAGAAGAATTAATAGAACCAGTTGCTGAGCACTTAGCATTAAAAACTATTCAAGAAACAAATTTACAAGGTAATATTTCAAAAGTTACAGAAGGAGATACAACAATAGAATACAACACATCTAATAATACAACTGATGAAATGTTTTTATCTTTAAAAAGTCAATTATTTAGATTTAGAAAGGTTGGTACTGTATGAGTATTTTAGATAAGTTACACAGCGATAAAGTTACAGTTATTCGTTCTGTTACTATTACAGATGAACATGGTGGAGCTTTTGAAGAACAAAGAGAAATATTAAAAGATATTCCTTGCAGGCTTTCACAGAAATGGCTAAGAAGTGTAATACCAGGACCAGTCAACAGTAGTTCACAAGAATATAAACTCTTTGTAGGTTTAGATGTAGATATAAAACAAAATGACTTATTGAAAGTTACAAGAAAAGCTGATGGAGAACTTTATATATTTAAAGCATCTAAACCTTTGGCTTATAACATAATAAAACATAAAGAGATAGCTTTAATAGAAGTATCTGAAAATGAGGTAGATTATGGAGCTTAAAGGTTTCAAAGAGTTTGACAAGATTCTTGATGAAATAAAAACAAAAGCTCCACAAGCTACTGAAAGATTTTTAATGTTACAAGCTGAAGAGTTAAAAAAAGATGTTAAAAAATTAACTCCAGTTGATACTGGAACCCTAAAGAATTCTTGGCAAAGAGAAAACGGAAAAAGATTAACTGGAAAAGCATTCTCTCAATTTGTATTTTCTATGACCAATTACAGCCATTTTGTTGAGTATGGGCATAGAATTGGAAGAAACAAAACTAAATTTGTCAGAGGCAGATTTATGTTAAGAACAGCAGTAGCTATGAGGCAAATTAAATTCTATAAAGATTTAAAAAATTTTTATGGAGGATTGATAAAGAAATGAAATGGGCAGATATAAGAAATGCATTAAATAAGATGATTTCTGATAAATTAAAAGTAAATCCATATAGTGAGGATATAGACAATGTCAAAAAACCTTGTTTTTATATAGATTTAGTTAGTTATAAAAAAGAATTTAACTCTGAATATAGAGAGCTAAAAACAATAG